GCAGCCATCAGGAAAGCGCAGCACGCCGAGGCTCTTGAGCGTCGCATCAGTGACCTCGATGAGCTGATTGAGAAGGTTGAGACCAGCTTCTTGCCGCCCAAGGGCGTACAAGAGGCAGCCCGTCGAGGTCTCGAGCTAAGACGTGAGCACCGCAGGGGCGGCACTGCCGTCGGTGTTGCGCGTGCGCGTGACCTTGCCAATGGTCGGCGGGTCTCTATCAGCACAATCAAGCGGATGGTCAACTATTTCGTGAGGCATCAGAAAGACATGACGGTGCCAAAGAATCGAGACCGCAGCGCTCCAGGGTATCCGGGAGCTGGTCGCATCGCTTGGCTTCTTTGGGGTGGTGACTCTGGCCAGCAATGGGCTAACACCATCAACGAGCGCTATGAGCGTGAGCGTGAGCGCGAGAAGGCAAGCAAGCGCGTCGGTATATACAAGGCTGATGAGTCAAAGCGCATCGTTTACGGTGTAGTGCTCGACCCCTACATCATCGATGCGCATGACGACTATCTGAGCCCGGCAGTCATCGAGGAGACCGCGCACGACTTCTTGAGCGAGTCGCGGGTGGTAGGTCTTGACCACAATGGCGCAGCCGATGGTGCGAAGGTTGTAGAGTCTTGGATTCAGCCCTATCCGTCACCGGAGGACTACAAAGCAGCTATCGAGGGCAAACCACACAAAGCCTATGCTCAGAGCTTCGGTGATGACGTAGTACGCTCTGGCTCGTGGGTGCTCGGTGTAAAGCTGACCCCTGAGCTCTGGAGCCGCGTGCAGTCGGGCGAGCTTAACGGGTTCTCAATCGGTGGCTATGGTCAGCGTGAAGACATGGCAGAGGGCGACATGCCTGAGGTTGAATTCATCGCGCAGGGTTGACCGGGCAACGCGCTCTGATACGATACGAATAGCGGTCGAGCAGACCGCGCACCAGCCGAGTAGGCAATCAATCAACAACAAGTCGAGGTGAGACGATGGCAAAGAAGCGCCGCGTCACATCGCTCAAAGACGTTAGGACCCATGAGGTCTCACTCGTCGAGAGCGGTGCAAATCTAAAACGCCGGTTTCCGATTATGAAAGCGGCACGAGGTAACACGATGAAGATGGAAAACATTCTTGTCGAAGTGCTGAAGGCCGAAGGACGGTCGGAAGCAATCGCAAAGCTAGAGGAAGACATGGAGAAGATGGAACTGCCAGAGGACGCCAAAGCGGCAATCTCGGCAGCTATGAAGCTCCTAGAGTCTTTCTCTGACATGATGCCGGTGAGTGACGCGTTGCAAGCGCTTCGCACTGCTAACGGTGAAAAGGTCGAGGTCGAGATCGAAGCGTCTGAAGAAGAAGAAGCTGAGAAGGCTGAGCATGAAGACGAAGAGATGAAGAAAGAAGACGAAGAAGAAGAGCTCAAGAAGTCACTTGGTGAGCTTCCTGACGCGGCACGAGCAGCCGTTGAAGCTCTTTGGAAGTCCAATCGGGAGCTGGTCGAGAAGAGCCAGAAGCTCGAGAGTGAACTAGGGCAAGAACTAGCCAAGCGTGAGCGCAGTGAGTTCATTGCTAAGAGTGAAAAGTCACTCTGCAACGTGCCAGGTCACTCGCTCGAAGAAGTTTGTGATCTCGTGCTTGAAGCTAAAGCACGCGATGCGGACTTTGGTGCTCGTATCGAGAAAGCTCTCACCGCTGCATCCAACGGGATGAAGGGCGGCGCGACACTGGTTGAGGCTGGCAGCAATGCACCAGTTGAAGCACCAAGTGACGCTTGGGAGCGCATCCAGCAACTCGCAAATGAGGAAGTCCAAAAGTCAGGCGGCTCTATGGCTTCAGCAATTGCGAAAACAATTCAAACCAACCCAGCGCTTTACGCCGAGTACTCGGCAAAGCGTAACTCATAAGGAGAAAAAGCGATGGCTTACGAATTACCAGGGCACATCATCACTCTAGAAGCGGCGGCTGATCTTTCAAGCCTTCAGTACCGCTTTGTAGTTATCTCAAGCGGTAAGGCAGCAGCGGGCGGTGCAAACATGCAACCGATCGGCGTGCTCCAGAACGCACCAACAGCAGGACAAGCGGCTTCCATCATGGTTTCCGGCGTCTCTAAGGTCAAAGCCAATGCGGCAATTGCATCAGGCGCAGCCATCGGTGCAGTTGACTCTGACGGTCGTGCATCATCAACCATCGCGGCTGATGAGTATGTTTGCGGTCAGGCAATTGAGGCGGCTGGCGCTCAAGATGAGATCGTTAGCTGCTACATCGATTGTGGCAAGCCTGTTCTCAATACCTAATTGATTTTCAAAAGGAGAAAAAACGATGCCTTTACTCACTTCACAGGTTCACGTTGATGAAGCGTTGAGCAATATCTCAGTTGCTTATGCACAAGAGCAAAACCGCTTTATCGCTGATAAGGTCTTCGCACCGATCCCTACACCAAAGCTTACTGACCGCTTCTTTGTCTTTGACAAGGGCAACTACCTTCGCTCAATCGCAGACTTGCGTGCGACCGGTTCTGAGACCGTTGGTGCCAACTATACGCTCTCAACTGATACTTTCAGTTGCGACCAGTATGGCGTCCATATGGACCTCGATGACTACGTTGTAGGCAATGCTGATGCAGCGCTCAATATCGAAGTTTCAACCACTCAGTACATCACTGAGCAACTTCTTCTGAAGCGTGAGCAAGTCTTTGCTGGTGCTGCATTCACAACTGGATTGTGGACCGGTTCAACAACTGGCGGCGATATCACACCGAGCACCAAGTGGGACGCAGCAAACGCGACCCCAATTGATGACATTAGAACTCAGATTGACTCTGTAGAGAGCAAGACCGGGCGACGTCCTAACGTTCTCGTGCTTTCTAAAGATACATACACAGCACTTGCAAATGCTGACGACCTCTTGCAGCGCGTCAAGTATACCCAAACCGGTATGCTTACGACTGACTTGATGGCGAGCCTCTTTGGTGTTGCTCGTGTCCACGTTCCTGGCGCAATCGTTAATAGCGCAGTCCAGGGTGCAACTGATTCATTGGACTTCGTGTTTGGAGACGCTAAAGCGGCTCTTTACTACGTGCCAGACGCACCGGGTCTCATGACTCCAAGTGCTGGTTATATGTTCAACTTCACTGGTGTTGAGGGTGGCAATGCTTCAGGGCTTCGCGTTCTCAACTACCGCATCGATCACAAGCACAGCCAGCGTATTGAAGCGCTCGCGGCTTTCGACTTCAAAGTTGTAAGCACCGAGCTAGGCGCTTTCTTTACGAGCTGCTTGACCTAATGATCTTTGCAGCCAAACGGCTGAAGCTTGAAGGTGGGGAGGTCCCGGCGTGGACCCCCCTACCTCAAGCGCGTGAGTGGCCCGCTTTCCGGCGTATGCTGGAAAACGGGACTCTCATTGATGTACCAGATGAGCTCTTGTCGCAGAGCATTAAGCGACGAGCTAAACCGAAGGGTGGCAAGCGGTGAGTTTTTCCTTTGATGAGAATCTGAGCACCGACCTCGACAAAGTACGGCTTCGCATCGGTGACACCGATAGCGAGGAGGTCTTGCTTTCTAATGAGACGATCACTGCCCTTCTAACAATTCGAAACGATGTCGTGCTAACCTCCATCGATTGCATCGAAGCAATCCTTGGCAAGTTCGCACGCGAGATCGACCGGCAAGCCTTGGGGCTTGGTGGTCCACGATCACAAAAGACGACCCACTACCAAGCTCTACTCAAAGAGTTACGTGCAGAGGCGGCGCGAGGCTCAACTGGTGTGTTCTTTGGTGGTGGGTCCATCGCTGGCAAAGAGTCAATCCGCAACAACTCAGACGCACCGCTGGCACCGTTTAGACTTGACCAGTTCAAGAACAACGAGGACTGAGATGGCGGCTGACTTTGAGGCAAAGATGGACACGAGCAGCATTGAGGCTTTCGCTCGTGGCTTCGTTGAGAAGTACGGTGAAGGCGTCACCAATGCTCTCATCGAATCGTCTCAGGTCATGGTGCGCCAGCTCCAAGACAGCACTGGCCGGTTGCTTGAGAAAGGACCGCACACCGGTCGCTTGAGAGGCTCTTGGAAAGCTGGCGGTGTCTACTTTGCTGACTCTGATGAGGCTTCGGTTGATGTCTTCAGTGGCTTACCCTACGCACTGATACACGATCGCGGCGGTGTCATTAAGCCAAGCAGAGCCAAAGCCCTCGCAATCCCAAATCATGATAACACCGACTTCTTTGGCGGCAGCAATCGAGACTTTCCAAGCCCTCGAGACTTGCCAGCAGACAAGAATCGACTGTTATGGCTCGACAAGAAGACCGGCACACTCAAAGACGACAAGGGCCAGGTCGCTTACTTCTTGCGTCGAAGCGTTCGGATGCCTCCAAAGTATTACATTGGCGCAGCGGTCAAGGCAGCATTGCCTGAGATTCATGAGATCTTTGACGGTCTGGTTGAGGACGCCATCGAGGAAGGTGCCGAATAATGGCAACACCAGCTCGCAAGCTCATCTTGAGCAATCTTCAAACGACCTTCGAGAGCATCACCGTCGCCAATGGGTACAAGACCACGGTGGTTAAAGTGCAAGCGCTCGCTCGTGGCTATGCTGACGTCAAGACTGGTGAGCGTCCCTTTATCGGCTACGTACCACAAGCTGAGCAGGTCGAGTATCAGCCATTCAACCGCATCAGATGCACGCTCAACGTCAGCGTCATTGGTCACGTCAGCGGCAACAGTCAGAGCGATCGAAGCACCAAGCTCAACAATCTCATCGATGACTTGATTGCGGCGCTCAACACTGACCCCACACGCGGCACCAACGCAATCAACACCAAGCTCGTGCAGTTCGAGACCGACGAGGGTGACCCCGATGCGCGGGGTGATGGCTCGGTCTTGGCACAGGTTCAAATTCAATACGAACGCTCGGTAAGCTCGAGCTAAGGAGGACACAATGGGAGTCTCACAATTACATGCGCT